AAAAAAAAAAAATCTCGAAAATTTACACTTCGGTGTAGTCTTCGAGATTTTTTTATTATGATTTGTTTATATTACATTTTACAATTTGACGCTATCGTTCTTAAACAAAGAATCAAACCAATTTCCGGAAGGTAACAAAGAATCTAAGTCATCCAAACCGGAAAGATCTAAATCTGGTAACTTCAAATCCATATCTTCATCGATAGGATTTTGATCTTTGAGTTTACTCAAATCCAAAGATTGTTCCACTTTGTCTAAATCATTGTTGTTTGGCTTAACATCAAAAGATTTGAACATTTCGTTGATTGAAGATCTCAAATTTTGAATGCCTTTGCGAGATAATTCTTCCATCGTCGACCTCCTTAGTTACCCAAAATTGAACCTAATGCGGCAGCGCCGTTCTTATCCGCTTTCTCTTGAGCTTTCTTAACCTCTTCGGCTTTCTTAACTTCTTCGGCTTTCTTGCGATAAGATTCGGCATCTTTCTTAGCGGCTTCCGCTTCTTTAGCTAATTTTTGAGCTTTGTTATACTCTTCTTCGACTTTCTTACGAGCTTGGTCTTTCTGCTCTTTAGATAAAGTTTTAGAAGCTTCTACATCTTTGAGTTTCTCTTTGAGCTCTTTAACCCTTTCTTGTTGCTCTTTAGCTTCTTTGGCTTTAGTTCTCGCGGTTCCGCGAGCTTTCTCTTCTTCTGGTGAAATCGAGCCAACCGCGGATTCCAACCAATCGGTTACCCCGCCTAAAGTATCCCCTAAAGTTTCCATCGCATAATCGGTTACTTTGCTTACGTATTCTCCGACTACTTCGCTTGCAGCATCGATTACCGTTGCGGTAGCTCCGGCTAACGCCGCGTCTTTCATTCGGTCACCAAGATTATCGAAGTTTCCGGTAGCAATGGAATCCACTAATACACTACCGGCAGAGTTCACGGCATTGCTTACCGTATCTGCGACTAAGTTACCAGTATAATCCCCAAAGATCCCGCCTACAGCGCCACCTAGGTTATTACCAATAGCACTTGAAAGTCCACCGATAGCCCCACCGGCAATCCCAGCCACGGCGCCTAGCGCACTATTTGAAAGACCGCCAAGAGCGCCTAATGGGTTAGACCCTAAGCCACCAAACTTACCAGGGAATACGCTTCCTAGGCTTCCACCTAAACCACCAGAACCACCACCTAATTTCGGAATACTCGCGGTCGCGATACTTGGACTATTACGAAGTTTACCGCCTTGCAGTCTTAACGACTCATCATAAACCTTGTAAACTTCCGCATTTGGAGCTTTTGCCTCTTCGAAAGTGATCTCAATATCAAATTTCTTCGGAGTACCGGAAAGGTGAACTTCCCCATTCTCCATAAAGGTAACGTTGATTGTTTTAATTACTAGATTATTATACAATAATTGAGATTGAACTAACGGATTACTAAATTGAATTTGCCAATAGTGTGGAGATAAAAGTTCCACTTCACTAACAGATTCCGGTAAACTAAATTCTTTGATTCGGGCGCATAGCGCAAGACCGTTCATAGCATCTTCATGATTTTCCGGGATTACGGTCCATCTTAATGTAAAGCTTCTCGGGTTTACCCCTTGGAAATTCTGCCAGAATCCAGGATCGTTGATGATTTGTCTACGACCGTTGATCGCGGCGGCTTCCCTTGCGTAATCCATCAATGGGCCTTGCAATTGCATCATTTTCTTAGATGGTCTAGTTACCATACCGCCAGCTACTGAACCCATAGCGGCTTGATGCATACTGTTGTCCCCCAATACGGTTCCCGCGATTACGTTAGAACCTAAAACGGAAGCATCTACTAAATCCCCGACAAATCGACCGGCAGTCTTGGCGCCATTTACTACTGCTTCCCCTCCAGGAACCGAGCTAGCCAAAGCGTCTACGGCTTTAGTAGCGAACTCTTTTGTGTCACCAATATAGCCTTGGATAGAATCGTTAAAAGTCCCGCCATTTTTGAGGTAGGAAGCCCAACTAGAGCCTGCTTGATACGCCGCCCCAACAATTTGTTGGTTAAATCCAGAAGGAGAAGAGTTCCAGTCGATCTGGGTAGTTTCTCCGATACCTAAAGGCATCGGAAGGATTGCGGTGAACGCCAATTTAGTACCTGGGATTTTTCTAAATCTTCGGTTGTTTGCGCGGGCATTCGCTAAATACGCGGACGCGTCGCCATTGAAAGTTTGCGCGCGTTTCTTAGCTTTGGTATTCTTTTGTTTATATTCTAAGGTTTGATCTACGCTTCCAGCGATATCTTTCAAACTATAATCATTCGCGAAAGCCATCAACATCACGTAACCGGCACGGTACGTGCGATTGTTTTGATGCGGAAAAACTAAGATATCTTTTACCGGGTCAACCGCAATAGTAATATCCTCACCAGCTTCCTTTTTAGGATCGGCGATCTTTTGAATGTTGATTGCGGTATTCGCTACTGATCCAGCGACTCCGCCAGCCCCGCCAGTAGGATTAACGGCGGTACTTGCTACAGATCCAGCTACTGCACCCAATCCCGGTGCTGGTGTCGGGGCTAATCCCATCTAATTCTCCTTAACTTTAAGCTCTCATCTACGTGAATTATCTCGCGCGTCTAAATTGGGTATGATTTGGGTAACCGAAACCGGTAAATCCTTCCACCCCTAATGTAAATGTGGTTCGTTTAGTATACAAATCCTTACCAGGACCATCTTGTGAATTCTCTTCAAAATACGGGGATTGCTCTAAACGGCCTTCTTCGTCTAATCTATAGTTATATGTAATGTCGATATCGATAGCATTTGCTTGTCCATCTTGGTTTGCTTTAATATCAATATTTTCAATTTCCACCGCTGGCGGAAGATTGACATCTAATTGATTTGCTATATGATTTCGGATGGCTACGATGGTTACCCAATCCAATTGCTCAAAGATGAACGAAGTCAAATTCACCCCGAAATCGGGAGCATGTCTCAAAGATCCTAGCTGGGTGCATAATACATTTTTAATCATATTATGAACTATACTAGGGCCAGCGATGGAATCTTGGTCGTTGATAAAATCTTTGTTGAATTGGTAAGTTTTTCGTCTAGCATCATACTCTTCGAAAATGGAGCGATCGCTCAAAATTCGAATATCTCGAACCGTTAAACAACTTTGAGGTATCTGAGGTTTGTAGAGACCCCCATCAATCGCGTTTACTCGAGAATTTAATGTGTTAAAAGTGTTATTAATATTATCTAAAGCATTATGATTCATTTATTGCTCCTGCGAATCGTTAACCCTGGTAACCACCAGCGGCTTTATTACCATTCAACGTAATAGCTCGGTTAGGATCTGTATCTCCAATATTCATATTGACTTCCGTTACCGATTGAGCTACGCCAGATACCATTCCGGAAACCCCAGAAATTACCGTTTTATCCATCATAGACGAAATCTTCACCGCTTCCGCCACCGCGGATTCTTTGACAATTCGTAATTCTTCAGATTTTCGGTTAACGATACTAGTACTAGAATTTACCATTGGAGAAACCGGAGAACCTAAAGCATTAATCGCTTCCTGCACCGTCATTTCCCCTTTCATAATTTTGTCGTTGTAGTAACTAAAACTCTTATGATTGTGATATTCATTATAGAATCTATCATACATTGGACTTAAAGGATTCCCCTTGCTATCCAACATTTGAACTTCTCCTACTGAAACCCCACTGCTATCCGGTTTGGTTAACGCGCTATTAGTCATCGACATCAATGGAGAATTCAACACTCCACCAGCAATCGAACTCGCCCCAGCTGCCGCGGTAGCGGAATAACTGGAAGAATTCGAAGTATTGTTAGCATTGGAATCTGTACTGATACCACTTTCAATCAAAGACTCAATATATTGCCCCGCGCTCTTACCATCTGTGTTACCTAAAGCTAAACTAATTAATCCACCAGAAGCTTCATCCAATAAGTTAACCCCGAAAGAAGTTAAACTATCAGATTTCTTAGCAGCCGAATAAGCATCATAAGCTAACAAACCCCAACCAATAATCGGAAAGGCTTTGCTGGCTACTTTACCCAATGCACCACTTACAGCTTTCGCGATACCTTTAGATCCGGTTTTTTCTAAGGATGGAATGATTTTCTTTTTAACGCTTTCAATCGCTTCCTTACCTTTTTGTAACCAACCTTTCTCGTTACCTTTAGATTTCGCGGCTTTTTGAACTTGCGATTTAGCATTATTGGAAGCTTGCTTACCGGTTTTGGTTTTAGCTTCTTTAGCTTTCGGTTCTGGAGCTTTCCCGGTTTTGGATTTTGGCTTAACCGCGGATTGGACTTTTGCTTTGATTTTGCGCCACGCATCACCTAGCATATCTCCAAGTTTGCTGAGGCCTTTCAGAGCAAATTTTGCAATCTTAGATCCCACTTTGAAGATCATCCCACCGATAAATTTGACCGCTTTGAAAGCCATCTTACCTACCGCAACCCCAACTTTGGCTACTTTTTTGATTAACCAACCAGCAATCTTAAATGGAATTTTACCAATCCATCCTACCACTTTGAGAACTTTTCCTACCACCGTAGAAATTAAGCCGCCTACTACCCCAGAGATCATAGAGGTGATGCCACCTAAGATCATCGGTAATAGATTTTTAAGGTTAAGCATATTGCTCATCAAACCTTGCAACATATCAAAACCGGATTTGGCTTTATCTTTGACGGTAGAGATTGCATTTTTAGTAGCTTGCAAACCTCCAACTAATTTAGATTTCGCCTTACCTACAATTCCGCGTTTCTTAATGCTAGTATCTTGTTCATCAATTAAATCTTCTTGCATGCGCTTGATAGATTTAGCGATGCGCTCTAAGGTATCAGTTCTGCGAGAATAAAGTTTGATGAATTGTTTAGAAAGAATCTTGTCTTGGTGGGAACCTTTAGAACTTCCAGATTTGAGCTCATCAACAACTTTCGCCGCATCCTTCTCTTCGTACTTTTCCAAGTATGCTTGGAGCTCCGTAAGAGTTTTGTTAATCTCTTTCGGGGAACTTTTCGAGGTGATTTTGCCTTTAAAGGTGTCTAATTTTTGAGCCATTGGGAGTTTCGGTTACCGAGAATTTGATGTTTGAATTACATTAATATTTAATAAAACAAAACTCCGCGATTGCGGAGTTATTGTAGGGTTTGAAGAAATTTGCGATCATCGCGCAACGCGAATTATGCGATGAAGTTCCCGGTACGGGTGTTATATTGCAATGGCTTCGAAAGATCCGCGTCTCCAGTTACCCAATCGGTATACGCAAACGTCACTGTCGTACGAGTAATGGTATCTTGCTGATCATCGCCTAGCGATATTTCTGCAATATCATGAGGGAAGACGCCGTGGAACGTATAACGCACGGTTTCGTTCATGGCCGAATCTAATTGGCTTACGGCCATGTCTGTCATAACTTCGATAGGCATCCCAGAGTGCATGTTATCTTGAAAATGATCTATTGATCTTTGCCATTCCAGTAACGCTCTACGCAGATTATGCTCTTCTGTGTTATAGAACTCTACAGTCCATGTATTAGGGAAAGCTGTATCTCCCGGTAGCACCAACTTACGACCTTGGTTAAAAGTCTCGATCATCCCGATAGACTTGCTTGGAAAGCTAGACGCAATCGCCAAAGTATCAAAAGTTTGAATGTCTGCCGTTTTCGGCACAGCATTCGGAATATTGAAGTGTACGCGATATTTGTTTGCGCGAGCTCCTGGACCGAGAGCTTGCTTTAACTCTAAAATTTTACCCATTATGGTTATCCTTTAATTTGCAAATTAAGATAATTGTATTATGAGTATTTATAATAGAATTGAAACTTCGATTTCTTGCAAATCTACGCTTTAGCGTTATTGTAAAGAGCTTTGCGTAATTCAGTTAACTCATCTACTTTACGCTCTGCTTGTTTTAGTAAATCTAATACTTTATTTTCCATATAATGTTCCTTTTAATTGTGTTTGATATATCTAAACTCTCACTAACCCGCTAATACTTCAATTTTTGGCAAACCTTCCGGAATGTTGATTCTCTCAATATACAAATTGTTCGCTTTCGCGAAATCTTGTACTGCTTTGTTTTCTACCAAGAATCTCATATCGGTAAACACTATAAGCTTTGAATATTCTAAAGCTTTCTGAGCCTTTTCAATGGCTTGTTTAGCGTAATAATCTTGGCCAAATTTAACTTTGTTGGATTCCGCTACGTGTATTAAAGATTCTCTTACAGAGAGACCTTCTAATTGATAACCTTGTACTACACAACTTGGAAACTTATAGCCGGTTCGTTTTAGTGAATCAATCATGTGACCTGGAATACCCGCCTCATCAAAAGCTTCTCGAAGAGGATCCGCGAAGCGGACGATTTCGATTTCCGGATTTTTGGTCTTCATTAGGTTAGCCCAGACATCTTTGCCGACCCCGTGATCTCCGGATAGTACGATGATTTTGCGCTCATCCAAACTTAACTGATTTAAACGAACTCTGAGCTCCCAAGATTCCTTGATGATTCCATCAAGGTTCTGCATTTTGCTTGCTGGTAAGTAAATTTTGTTCATATTGACCTCACACCCAATTATACACCAAAGCGATTGAAAATATGTTCGCGACATTTAACCCAACTTTTGATGGCTCGACCCATATCGCACCATGCATCCCAACAATAAATCGATAATGCCGCTAACGCGAAAGCTTTCGAATCAATGGCAGAAACCCAAGATCCTACTTGCACTTTAATCTCAAAGTTGAACGCTAGGAAAAAAATGGCTACGATGATAGTATCCACCGCTACTGTAAAGGCGAATTTGCCAGTACTTACTTTAAGTAACCAATCTTTATGTTTTAAAACCACTGCTGCGTATTTCGGATCATTCAAAATTCCGCTTCCAGCGTAAAGTTGATAAGCTCGAATTGCATGCAATAATCCATACATTACCAAAGTGATCAGCGTATGTAAAATAATCCAGAATGGCATGTGTTTTAAACCAATATCGGTAAAGGTTCGAACGATTAGACTACCTACAGTTCCCGCTAAAATTGAAACGATCGCAATAGCCAACGGAATAAGAAAGAATTTTAGTGCTTTTGCGGTTCTTGGTCGGTATGGTTCGATATCCGTTTCGATGATATCTCGAATGTCTTTTAACATTTCCATTATAATACTCCTACAATTTAAGATTTGAATGTATTATAATATAACTAAAACATAAAATCAACCATCAAAATTTTCGCTACGCGAAACTTTGAAAGATTCAAAAAAAAAAAAAAAAAAAATCTTCAAAACTTACACTTTAGGTGTTGATCTTGAAGATTTTAGATTCTTTAGATTGTGCTACGAACTTGAGCTTGTATCACCGTTGTAACCAAAGTCTCCAGGGATTTGTTTGTATGACTTTTGGAGGATATTGTCGATGGAAGGTCTTTTATCCTCGAGTACATCGTAGTCGAAGTCTTTCAATTTCTTATCATAATTAGGGTCTCTATTCACCCCTTCATTGATCTCCCGCCAACGGTTCCAGTCGTTAGGCGACGGGCCTCGCGCGAGTTCTCCTGGCCTCCAATAAATTTCCTGACCCCTCTCCGCCGTCTGATCCAGGGTCGTGCCACCGGAACTCAGGAAACTATTAAACTCGCGATATCTTTCTTCATCCCACCAGTACTCGCCGTCATAACGAACATAATCCTTACCACGTTCAGCTTGTTGACCCATAATAGCCCAGCGGTTAGTAGTATGAAACAATTGATTTTGGACTTGACCGGATTTCAACGCTTTCGAGTATAGTTTGTAATGCGAACACGCAAAGGTTACCGTAAACTCGGCAATTTGACCAACCGAATCATATGAATAACTTGGAGCTTCTACCCGAATCGGGAAGACGTTATGAATTTCGTAGACCGCGGTAGGTTTCATTCCGTCGAAATCCCATTGCTCGATATACGCGGTAGTATTATACCAAGTCATATACTGAGGCATTTCATTTCCTAAGCCTGCTACGAGTCTCTGGTTTCTAGCCTCTTTTCGAGGGTTGTAGTAAAAATGTCTCTGCTCAATACTAGCGGCCCATTCCTCGAAAAATCTTTTTAAAATGTGGGTTTCGCTCAAATAGAAGGTAACGGAGAAGCTTTGAGAGAACTTAGTTTGTCCGCGAATTGGAATCGTTTGACCTTTATGCTTAAATTCAAACGGGGTATGCTCCATCGTCGGTAAAGTTAAAGCCTTAACCGAGTACACAAGATGATTCATTAATTCCGGGTTACCGGAAATCGGAGGAAGCACAAACGTAAATTTTGTTGTACGCGCGGCATCCCCTAGAATCTCGTGGAATTTGTTTTGAATAATACTAGACATTTAATTTTAATGTAGTTAGTTTATGATTAACATATTTAATAAAAAACCTCAAGATTTTAAATTTCTTGAGGCTTTTGAGCTGCTTGAGGCTTTGGAAGCTTACTTTATCTTATCGATAATTTTATTCAACGGCTAAAACGATAATACCCGCGTAACCGCGAGAAAAATCTAAACGATCAATTACACGGCTTAACGAACTATCGCGGAATTGAGGTCGGCTGCGTTTACGCATAAAGTCCGCTTCGATTGGACCTTCGCCTTCTTCATCTACCACATCATTAAAGAAGATCACCGGAGAGAACATTTTAACTGCCCCGTATGAGTTAATGTGGATGTAGGTGGCGCGGCGATTAGTATTGAGATAAATGAAGCTCGGGGTACCTTTGTTATTTGCAGCAATGAGATCTTTCTCAAAGTCCACTTCGTGGTCACCCTTAATTGGGATCACTTTAGATCTCATAGAGATATCTTCCGATCTGCTCATTTCCGCCTTGATAATTTTGACGAAACCAGGATCACTTTTGGCTGTTTGAACTGTGCCCAAGCTCTCCATTAATGCATTGCCGTATTCTTCTGCGCTAAGAACGCCCTTACCGCTTTCAATTTGATTTAATTCTTTTAATGAAACTTTCATTTTATTACCATTTTTCCATGAAAAGGCCTTTAACGCCTAAAATTAATCGATAATCTTCACCATTCATATCGAAACTGAAGATCGCAAGACCGTTGTCTGTGAAAGATGGGTGATATAAATTGCTGGTGATGTTATTCGCAATCTCTCTTCCAAATTGAGCCGTGCGCGGTGTATCATCTCCAACCTTAATACCGGCTAGAGCTTCGTGAAGTTTCACTAAATCCGCCCAAGTTAATCTATCTACGGATGGGAACGCATTCATTTTGAGTTTGCGATTGACTTCAGCTTGTTTCTTAGCGTCGCGATAGAAATCGGTCGCCTCTTCACCGGTCACATAATCTGCTCGCGTTGCATACTTATCGTCTACGCGTTTGTTAGCTTGACGCTCGCCGCGTAATCTAACCACATCGTAATCTTTAAGTACAATGAAACCTTTATATCCTTCCGCTTCGATTTCAAGGCGGGTTTTAAGATCTTTGACTTTTTGAGCGCGGAAAGTGCTTCTCCAACCACTACCGTCATAGACCTCTAATTTATCTTCACCAGTAATCGGATGCTTACTTAAGGTTAAAGTTTTAACATCGGTGTTCATACCTACTGATTTTTCGCTGAAACCTGGTTCGTTATTTACGATAACGTGGGTACCAGACGCAGTACCAATATAAACTAAACCGAATTCTCCGCCTTTCTTAGCGGCTCTCAAGTCTTTTACGAACTCTTCGAAAGTTTGACCTTCAATCGAGATGATTTTAGAGTTTGGAGAAATGTAAAACACTTCTTTTTGTTTAAGCGCGGCTTTGATGATTTTAATATAAACCGGAGAAGCTCCTGCCGGTTGTAAATTGCCTAAACTTTCGTTTAATTCATCCGCGAACGCATCGAACGATTCATTCATTAGCTCGCGCTCAAATTCATCTAATGTAATATGCATCTATTTTTCTTTATAAGAGTTTGATTAATCAAAAATATTTATAATCGTCAAAGTTCCGGATTCTCGAATAATTCTCGTAACGAGCGATTTCGATCTTCCATGTCGACTATGGTTTCTCCGGCAACGCATTGACGACCTAAAAGTCCTACGATTTCTTCCTTATCATCGTCCAACATCTTGTGAATAAATCGAGTTTGATAATCCCGCATATCCGGAAAGTCGATACCTTTCGGAGTTTTAATTTGAATGTAATTTTC